CACCACGCTGTTGGTTCGGTGGTTTCTTTGTTGCAGTGGCGGCATGTGAACCTGTTCATTCGTTGTCCTTCCAGGGTGTGGTGTAGCGGTGGGAGCAGCGGCAGTGGTGGTGGCCGGCGACGGGGCAGCCGAAGTCTTTGTCGAGGTTGAGTTCGGTGATCACCGCGTCGGCCATTTCGTCGTAACCGATAAACCCTGCCACTGTCCTCTCTGCGGTTCTCAGGGCTGCGGCGATGCGGGTGCGGAGGTCACTCATCGTCGGCGTCCATCCAATGCTTGCGGGGCGGCTGTTTAGCCGTCTCCCGTATCTGTTCCCAGTACTGCCACCAATAGCCTCCGAAATAGCCAAACACAGCAACCCCCGCCAAAATCAGAGAAGCCACCAAAGCCGTTATCACAATCATCCCGCAATCAGCCCTTCCAAATCAGCCTTCAACTCCATAACCTCCAACTCCAACTCAGCAATACGGCACTCCCGGGCATCCCGTTCGTGGTCCGCCCTGTCCGCTTCATCGAAAGCGGCCAACGCCTGCCGAACAATCTCCGGTAAAGCCGCATGAACCTGGGAAATAAACTCAGCGTCCTGCTTATACATGCCGAACCCGATAGTTTGCTCCCAGCCGTCCTTATCCGTTGACCACACATCCACCAGGATGTGTTCGCCGTCATCGTTGATTTCCCACTCACCGTCTTTGGCGTGGGTGGTTTTAGACCACAGTTGGTACAGGTGGTCGAAGAAGTCCCGCTCATCCATTGTCAAGTGCCTTTCAGTAATCTGATCCGTACAAACTGCCCCATGACCGGCCACCGACCTCAGGGTCAGTGCCGATATGCACACCCCTGAAATCGGTTGCCATCAACTCACCAATCCGTTCAGCACCCCACACAGCCCGGGAAGCCGGTAGCGAAGCCAACACCTCGTCGTGAATAGGCAAACGCAAATACGGTGTGAAACCCGCTTCATGGAGCCTCAGAAGCCCACCAGCCGTGATGTCACGGCTCGAGGACTGAACCATGTAATTCAAAGCCGAATAAGCCCTCTGAGGGTCCACGGGCAACCTGCGCCCAAAAGGGGTCACAATGAACCCGTCAGCCCTAGCCTGCTTCTGAAGATGCTGGGATAACAACTTCACCTTCGGGTACTGGGCCTCGAACCCCGCAATGACCTTCTTGGCGGTATCAACAGTGATGCCACCCTGCTCCGCTATGTTCCTGGGTCCGGAACCGTAGACGTAAGCGAAGTTCACCATCTTCCCGATCTTGCGATCCACCCCTGATGCGTCAGCGGTGATCTGGTGCAAATCAGCATCGGTTTCGAAAGCGCGGATCATTGTTTGGTCACCGGACAGGGCTGCCAAAACCCTCAGTTCTTGGGCCTGGTAGTCCACCGACGCCATCACCTGACCTTCGTCAGCTATGAAGCAGCGCCGGATCATGTCATCCCCCGCCGGGAGAGTCTGCGCGGGAATGCCGGTGATGGACATGCGGGCTGTGCGAGCCCGCAGAGGGTTGATCGAGGCGTGGCACCGGCCAGCGGAATCCGCACCGGCCAGAAACCCGTCAACCCATGTGGTGCGCCACTTCCTAGCCTTCTTAGCCTCAACCACAGCGACAGCGAACTCGTCCCCCTCAGCGACAAGTTCACCCAGCAGCTTCTTGTCCACCTTCCTACGCCCGGACGGTGTGCGTTCTTTGATGCGGACTCCCCTGGACTCCAACACGTCCGCAACCTGCTCTGTGGCGTTGACGTTGGCGCAACCCAACTTTTCGGCCTGCCACTTGTACGCCAACTCTGTGTCGATCAGTTGTTCCCGCAACTTGTCTGTGTACTCGACATCCAGAAGGAACCCTGTTTTCTCCATAGCGGTGCAGACCTGAGCCAACCGGTGTTCGTAACGCACCAACCTTCCGGACTCTGCCGGCACCGCCTTACCTAGGACGGTGGACAACCTCGCAGCAAGGATCGTGTCCATGCCCGCATACAACTGGTACTGCGGGTGGTTGAAGTCGATGACCTCCCAGATTTCATCCTTCTTCACCTTGTGTTCCCTAGCGAGAACAGACATCAGACCCTTCACGTTGTCCGCTACATCAGCGTCGATGTGTGCCCGGGTGAGGTCTTCCAACGAGTGACCGATCCCCCCTTCCTCACGGCCACGGGGATCAACAAGATGCGCCAGAATGCGTGTGTCAGTCACACGGTCCCACAGCGTGTCCATCGACACCCCAAGGCACTTCTCGAACACCTGAAGGTCAAAGGAAGCGTTGTGCAGGATCAGCTTCCGGCTACACCACAGAACGTGCCTCACGGCATTTCTGAAGGGTTCCCCACGCTCCACGGGGATCACCCACGCTTCCTCACGGTTACCGAACTGCACCACCCGCAACCGAAAGTTGTCGCTGTAAATGTTCAGGCCGGTGGTTTCGGAGTCCACTGCCAGTGCGCCACGGTTGTCTTCGGCGAACCGGTGGAAGGTTTGAAGGTCTGGCACCGTTTCAGCGACATTGATGGTGACGGGTTGCCCTGCGACTGTTACACGGTGCTGCTTCAATGCCCCTACTTCCAATACATGCCCCGCACTATTCGGGACACAGTTGATGGGTTGATGTCATAGATGTCAGCGATTTCACGTTGGGTGAGATGGCTGGCTTTGTTCAAGTTCCGTATCTCTTTGACCTCACGGTCACTGAGCTTCTTCTTGTTGCTGTCTTCGGCCTGTTCGATATCGTCCAGGCGCATCTGTAGTTCGTTACGTTCAGAAACGAGTGCGTTGATTTCAGCGATGAGCGCATCGAGGTGCGGGGTGTCCACAAGTGACCTTTCGACTAGGGGTGGGGACGATCCCCGGCCCGAAGGCCGGGGACCGCCCATTCGATGTCAAGTCACAGCCAGACAGGTTGTGCATCCGAACCACGCGGAGGCATCCACGCCTTCCACGTCTTACCCGTCTTGGAGTTAACACCCGTCTTGTAGGTCCAGTCAGGACCCGGTGCCTCAGGGGTGCCGGCGGGTGCTTCCTGACCGGGACGGGCGGGTGCCCCACCGGATGTGGAGGGCTTCGGTGGTGCCACCGCCGCCACTTTCTGCGCGAACAGATTGTTCGCCCTGGCAACCACATCAAACAACTCAGCCAACTGCTTCTGAGTTTCAGGGTTGGTCAGGCTGGCGTGTGCTTCCGCAATGGACGGGTAGACCAGCGGAATCCACGGCACATCAAACCCGGCACCACCCTTGAGGGTGACCTTAGCCTTGCCGCCGTCGCTGACGGTGACCGTCGCAGCAGCCTTCTTAGGGGCAGCCTTCTTGGGTGCCGGTTCCTCGAAAGGAGCCGGGTCAGTGTCATCGGCGGGAACATCAGCGAACGGGTCGAAATCGGTCAATTTACTTTCCTTTACTGTGTTTGCGGCTCGTACAGGCTGTACTTACCGTGTTTGAAATGAGGGCTGTCTTTCCCTCTTGGAACCCAGTGCCGCCCCTTACTGTCCCTATCTGCCACGTTGTCGGCAGGGGTTCCTAGAAACAGATGGGTTGGGTTGCAGCACTTTGGAACATCACATGTGTGGCAGACGAACATCCCTTCAGGGATTTCACCTACCCAACACAAATACGCGGCGCGGTGCGCCCCTATGGATTCCCTAATGTTGTTGCCAGGTTTGATTCTCCCGTAACGCTCCTTCGAGCAACCCTGGAATATCCAACAACCATTGGGGTCCACAACTATCTTGCGAAGAAGCCTTGTACTCAGCGGGATGACTGGGTAAGGCATCAGCGCACCGGACACCCGCCAATGCCACAGTCTTCTGAAATACCATCAGAAACCTGCTTGGCAACAGCGGACTCATATTCCCAACGAGTTAATCTTTCGTAGGGACTTTGAGGCATTGAAGCTTCGGGAAATACGGTACTGCCTTTAAGTTGGCCCGCGAAATCCTTCAACTGAAGTTCCACATGCTCCGGTTTGTACTGCTGCGGATCAACATTCGCGGTGAAGCTGACGGCGTTGTCAGCCCAATACGTTTGATACAAGGCTTGGAAAGCCAGCATGTCCCGCAACGAAAGATCGTCCGCAGCCTCAACGAAGTCCTCACCGTCACGCCCGTAACGGTCAGTGACAGCCTGAACCAGGGTGTCCTTCGTCGGGAAAGACACAACCACCGTGTTATCGGCGTACATGTCATCCTCGACTTCGAAACCCTCAGCCTCGTACTTGTCCACCATCGACATCTGTTCCGGATCGACCTTGGACAACCGAACCCTGCGAATGAAATACTTCGCAAAGATCGGATGCACACCCTCGCTGACCCCAGGCATTTTGGCGATAGTGCCCGTGGGTGCAATGGTGCGTTTCTTGACGGGGACGGGGATTCGGAGTTCGTGCGCGAACTCCTCTGCCGCCGCATCAACAACCAAGGCAAGTTCCTTCAACATCTTCCGGAACGGCTTATCCTTCGGTGCCTTCGAATACTTCTCCCCCATCAGGGCGAGGAAACTGGCGACACCGAAATGGCCCACACCGATACGCCGGTTACGGTCCAGCACTTCCCGGGACTTGGGGTCACCGACCTCTGAGAAGGTGGCCCTGATGAGGAACCTCGTCATCAACCGGTGCGCTTTCCACAACCCAAGGGAATCCACCTTGCCGGACTTTGTGATGAACCCAGCCAGGTTGACGTGCCCCAGATTGCAGGGCTCCCACGGCTCCAACGTGATTTCCCCACACGGGTTGGTACACACCACCCGGTTGGGTTCACCGACGTTGGACAGGCTCGAGTCCCACACCCCCGGTTCACCGTTGTTCACCATGCCGTAGGTGATTTTCTGCAACACCTTGGATGCGTGCCATGCGTGACCTTGCTTGGACTGATACCAGAACGTGTCATCGACCTCCACAGAAATGTTTGTTGTCCAGTGGGACAACGATTCCTGCTTGATGGTCATAAACTTTTCGATCTGCGGGTCAGCCCAATGCATCATTGCCATGCGTGCAGACCGCCGCACCCCACCGGCCACCACACACTGTGCAATGGCGTGGTCGATTTCCATTGCGGAGATGCCGTCCAGCATTTCGTTGTTGACGGCGAGGCGACTGAACACCTCTGAGATGTCGTGCAACATCTTCGCCAACGGCAAAGGACCTGATGCCCTACCGCCGAACGTCTTCAGCTTCGCACCGGCAGGACGAACCCTGGACACGTCATACACACGGTGATCGTGTTCCACACCTTCGCGGTAGTGGGTGTCGATCAGATCGACTAGGGCTGCCGCCCACCCCTCACGGGAGTCCTCGATCTGAAACGCACCGGACCAATCGGAGTTGTAGTCGATGGACAGCAACCCGGCCTTGGCTAGCTCCTGGTAGTCCGGATGCTCAGAGTCACAAACAATCTCCACTTTGAGCGGGTTCTTCACGGGCTGGTAGCCGGTGAGGTAGCGGTTGCTGTAGTTCGCCCCGACACCACCACCTTCCATCAGGCGCATGAAGGTGAACTCGAAGTGGTCTGCCGGGTCTGTTGTCCACCCGGCCACCCAACAGTTGAACAGGTGGGAGGCGTTCTTGACCCCTGAGGCCCAAAGGTGCCTGCCTGCCGGCAGAATCTTGAAGTCCAGCATCATGTCGATGAGTTCTTCGCGTTCACCGGGAAGCTGGTGGCGCTCATCAACCAAAGCGAGGTTGCCGTCCACTACACGTTCGACGGTTTCGGGCCAGGACTCCTTGGTGCCGTCCGCTTTGGTGCGGCTGTAAGTCCGGTTGTACACCAGTTCCCCGGTTGGTCCCCAGTTGATGTCACTCAAGTCCAAGCTCCTTATCTGCGAACTGCGGGCAGTCCGCGCACACGTAGTAGTCGAAATCTGGGTCATCTTCGTAGTTGTAGGTTCCTTCTGCGGGTTCCCCGCAGTAGTCACACTTGTCCGTTTCTTCCTCGTACTCGTCAGTCAATGTTTTGCCTTTCTGGGTAGATGCCGCAGTACATTTCGCGGTCTAGGTCAGACCAGTTCTGCACCAGCATCGGTAGTTGGTGTCTGAACAGTTCGGGGAAAACCTGCGCCCGGTACAGTTCGGATGCGCCCATGCCGTTGAATAGTGGGTCGATGATGTTCAGCACCACTTCTCTCGTTTCTTGGACAGCAGAGGCTCAACAAGCTGCGGGTGTTTCCGCAGTGCGGCGGCTTCTTCCCCAGTGGGACGAAACCGTTTGTTGCCCTCTAGTTCGTAAGCCGGTGCCGCTTTCTGCCCGTCGATGAGGTCAGTGATCGGTGTCTGCTCTAGGTAGTCCTGACGTATTTCAGGGTTTTCCATGAGCAGGATCGCGGTGTTCCCAGTGGGGTCCGAATGTTCCCCTTTTTGTTTTCTGGTTTGGGGGAACACTGAGTGTCGGCTGCCGATGTCCGCTTCGTCTGCGGTCAGGTAGACAACATTGACCTCCGCTCTCAACGATGTGAGAGCGTTGTTGAGCCTGCGATGACCTGCGCCCTGAGGGGGGACAACACCGTCCTCGTACCGTGAACGGATAGCTTCTGCGTAGGCGGGGTTCCTCGAGTCCACCGTTGCCAAAGCTTGCGGCAGGGCTGTCAACAGGTACTTGTTCGTTGACTTCCCAGCCAGGGCTTCCTTCACGGAGTCCGACGAGTACAAGTCCTTGCCCTGGAAGGTGTTGGACTCGAGAACCTGCTTGCTGAGTTTCTGAATCGCCACCTGGCGAACAGTCTCGACAACCTCAGGCTGAGACAAAGTGTTTAACTTCGCCTGGGTGCCCTTGCTTTCCAGATACCACACCCACAAGTCCTGAACCAGATCATCCAGTTCGTCCTTCTGGCGGTCCCACTGATCGGCATGCCACTCCATCAACGCTTTCTCAGCGGCCTTACGGAACGCTTTACCGATGTCCACGCTATTCGATGTCAAGTCAGACCTCCCAAGTAGTACCGTCAACTGTGAACTTTCCCTTCGTGATTGGAACCATCTCCGGTTTGACGTGTTGAGCATCAATGGTCAACACACCGAATCCCTGCTGCCAGTTACCCGTCCCACCCTTGAGGTAGGCGGCGAGTTTCTGGTTCATCAGATGACCGACCTCAAACCCGGTCACCTGTTTGGTGATGTCACCGCCGAACCCAAAGGTGTGCGATCCGATGCCAAGCCGGTGCGTGTGCCCCATGACAAGGCTTGTCTGGAACTTCTTGGCAGCGTTCAACGCAGTGTTGCCGGCAATGCTGGATAGTGACACCCCACCACGGTGACCGTGTGTGGTGATCCAGGCCGGGGCGATCTTGTTGAACTCCGGAAGCCGCTCGATACCGAAACTGTTGAAATCCAGCAGGGTTTCGATGTCGAACGCACCGGACTCCGCGAGCGCCGGGGCGTACTTGGCGAGGTAGGTGCGCGGGCGCTCATCGTGATTGCCCTCATGCACACCGATAGGCCCGTCGAAAACCTTCCGCAAAGGCTCAAAGAACTGCCTCTTAGCCTGCTCGCAGTCAGCGAACACACTGCCCTCGAACTCCCCCGCAGTGCCCTTTGTCCACCGTGATGGTTGGGGGAAGTCCATCACGTCACCGATGTGGATTACCTCGTCGGGTTTGTAGTCCCCGATGAACCGGATGATCGCCTTGACAGCTTTGCGGTCATGGTAAGGAATCTGGGTGTCAGGGATGACCACGATGCGTTTACTCATTGGGATGCTCCAACCAATCGTTGAGATACCAGACAGCCTTTTTGATGTCCTCGATGTCGTTGTCTTTGCCGCCGAATGAGACACGCCAGATGTATTTCATGGCGTTGCCCAACCGGAAGTCGGGGACTTCCCGGGTTACGTCGATGGCTTCGACCCTCACACCGCGCACCAGTGGCCCGCGTTTGTAGTGCTGAGGGTTAACAGGGTCACTCATCCTCGTCCTCTGGTTCCCACACGTAATCGTGGATGGTGTCAACCAGGCGGCTGAAGCTAGGCAACCCCAGCGACACCCGCACATTGAAGTCCCACTCAAACATTCGCGTTCTCCTTCGGGTAGGTGTCGATCAGGTACTTCAGAAGATCGGGTTGGTATCCGATGATGGGGTTGTAGCCGTCAGCCTCAACCACGGGTGTGGATTTGGCTCCCAGCCAACGGTTCACATAGTCCTTCGACACAAGGTCTTTGGAGATGTCGATGACCTCAATCTCGAGCCCAGCCTCGTCCAGCTTTCGGATAACCCGGCCACAGGGCAGGCATCCGGGTTGGGTGTACACAGTGATGCTCATTTGATCCTTTCTAGAAGTGCGTCTTTACCTTTGGCTGCTACCAGTGAGTTCACGTCCTCGCCGGGTGGCATCGGAATGATTTTTGCGTTGGGTAGTGATGCGGCCACAGTGTTGGCGAACACCATGCCCGCATCGTCACCGTCCGCGAGAACGAACACATTCCGGTAACCCAGGAAGGGTTCACGAAAGTGCGGCTGCCACGCCTGCGCACCCGGCACACCCACAGCGGGAAGACCGCTGACATGCGCTGTGATGGCGTCTATCTCACCCTCTGTGATAGCAATTTTGGGTGAGTCCTTCAGCAGTGCAAGGGTGTTGAATAGCCGTGGCCGGTCACCGGGCGCGGTCATGTACTTGCCGTGCCCTTTGTGGTCATGGTCTTGGATGCAGCGGAACCTCACTGACACCACAGCCCACGGGTGGTCTTTGGACCAGCGCAGGTATGGCACAGCCAAAAACCCTTTGAACATTTCATGCCCAGGAAGAGGGTCTGCTACGAATCCCAGTGCGAACCTGGACATCTTCTCTTTTATCGACGGCCACCCCAGTCCCCTGTTCCCCAAATAGTCTTCGCCGGGGCTTCCTGGTAGCTGCTGCTGGTAGGTGAGTGTCGCCTCCCTCAGAAAGCTTTTGTGTGAGTCGGACAGCTTCTGCATATGTCACCCCTTTCTGATCCATGAGTAGTTGTTGGGGACCTCCTCGAACACCGCAGCCCAAACAGTTGAAGGCATCCCTGTCGTAGGAGATGGCCGCTGATTGAACGGAGTCCGGGTGGAATGGGCACAGGATTCGTGTCCATTCCCGCCCGTTGTCCGGTGGCGGCTCCCAGCCGGGGACAAGGTGCCCGATGACTTCAGCTATCACGGCGGGGTGGCAGGTCATACATGAACTGGGCACCCACAGAGTGCAACCCGTGGTGTTCGCATAGCTGATCGGTAACCCAGTCGATTACCTCGTCCTGGGTTTCGTCAGTCACCAAAACCACTGTGACTTTGTAAAACTTCACTGTCCTCCCATTCGATGTCAAGTAAGTGATGCAGGGCGATCTGTGCTTGCTGCGGTACTACCCCGTTGCCCAGCAGTTTGAGTTGGGCGTTGCGTGGGATGTCCACACCGGTCACCCACCCTGCCGGCAACCCCATCATCCATTCCGAAAAGTCAACGGACAGACGTGGGTTACCTTTTCGGCCTAGCTCTGTGGGTGGAGGTGCAGGCCGGGTCAACTGCTCCCACCGCTCGATGGCGGCGGCGTATTTACCCCAGCGTTCCGAACCGGCCAGTAGTGCGTAGTCGATGAGTTGTTGGGAGTGCCCCTGCCGTTTGTCCGGGTGTGCCCCGCCGCCTGTTGCGTCACTGGCATTTGGTGTCGGCAGAAGATCGACGGCTGCCTGGGGCAGTGAGGGACCGCCTTGAGGGTTGCAGTCACCGCCGTTACCGTCCCTAGCTCTTGGAGTAGGCATCAGGCGTTGCACCTCCACGGCAAGAAGATTGCCGTGCCCGTTGCCATTACCGTGCTTCGCTTTGTGCCTTGAAGCAAACGCATCAAAGGTTTCAGGTGTCGAGGTGTAGTCCATAGCCACAACTGTTGGCATCAGAACAATGTCAGTTCGTCCGGTTCCTGCGGTGGCAGACCCGCCCCAATCTTCAATGCCACGTTCACGAACCGGCTCATGTCGTCCCCGTCGTATGACCTCCCTTTGTAATCCCTCGACAGAGGAGTCGGTAATAGCGAAGAACAATCGTTCCCGGCGGTGCGGGGCTCCTGCGTCGGAAGCTCGTACAGAAACCCATCGGACAGTAAGCCCGTCTTCGGCACAGTCCCGGAGAACTGAGGCGAATCCTTTAGACCGGTGCCCAGCCACATTCTCAAGGATCGTGATTCCTGGTCGAAGTACGCGAATCGCTTCCCGTATGTGCGGCCACAAGTGCCGGTCATCATTCTCTCCTTGTCTCAAACCTGCCACGCTGAACGGCTGGCACGGATACCCGCCCGTCAACACATCCACGGGCTCGAGCGAACCCCAATCAATCGCGGTCAAATCCCCGTGGTTGGGTACACCGGGAAACCTTTGCTCGATCAACGTCGATGGGTGCTTCTCAAACTCCGAACACCACACCATCCGGCCACCAAGAGTGTTCTCGACAGCCAGGTCCAAACCTCCGTAACCGGTGCAGAGTGAACCAATCCTCATATTTCTCCATTCGATGTCAAGCCTTAGGCACAACCCTCTTCCCGATGACCCGCACAGCAGGCGGGTTGGTCAGGTAGTGGATCGCTCTTTCAAACGCAGACACTTCATCACGCAGATGCCCCAAAACCCTTGAGTTGCACGGGCTGCACAGCAAACCTCTGACGATGCCTGTTTCGTGGCAGTGATCCACGGACAGTCTCTTTCTGATCCCGGTGGCACGCTCACAGATGAAACATTTTCCCATCTGGTATCGGTAGATAGCCCAGTACTCGTCACCGCTGATGCCATAAACCTGCATCCAACGCTGTTCCTGTGTTTGGGAACGTCTGTGTGAACGCTTGGCACGATGATGGGTGGCACACCTAGGCCCGGGGTGTGGCGCTTTCCTACCTGTGGTGATGCCTTCGTCCACGCAGTCGATACAACTCCTACGTTTGTGCCGGCGATCCTGGGAGCGGTGACCTGTCTTACGTTTCGTCGTGGTCATCGAAGAACTTTGCGATCTCCCGGTCTGTCTCCCGTCCGGTGTACCAGTCCCACCACACAAACAACAAGATGACCGAACCAACAATCAAAGCCACTGATGGGATCATCGTGACTCCAACCATGCGAACACAGACACGTTGATGATCCAGAAACCCAAAGCGATTGTGAGTATCAAATCGAGATTCAAACCTTTTCCTCCTAGCAGTCTTTGATTTGCATGTTGTCCCCAGAGAAGGACAGTTCGATGTAGTCCCTTCCGGACGGGTCAGCTTTGCCTGCACGGTTTTTCACCGTGGACACACACAACCTGTCCGGGCCGAACTCGTCGGACTGTTTGTGCAACGTCAACACCATCTCCGGTACACGGGCGATCTGCCCTTTCACACCGGACAGCGGGATGGGATTCGAGGCATCGTTGTACGGGCCGGTCACATGATGAAGACCAACCACACACGCACCCGTGGACCTAGCCATGTCGTGCAGGTAATCCATCAACGATTCCAACCCAGAAAAGGGATCGTCCTCGTTCTCACCAACCCCTGTTCTGACGTTGGTCACGTTGTCGATGACCACCAGGGATGGGTAGTCCCCGTACACCTCCTCATAACTCCTCATGGAGGATTCGATCTGATCGAGGGATGGTGATGCGGAGTAGTTGAACCGGATGGGGATGTCCGAAAATTGGTCATCCCCTAGTTCCCCGTTTCGAACCATGCCTGTTGTTTTTTCCAGCGGCCAACCCGTGAGCACTGACAGTGATCGGGATAGTTGGGTGAATGGGTCTGAGTCCGCTGAAAAGTACAGTGTGGGTACTTGCGCTTTGAGTGCGTAGGTCAAAATCATTGCTGATTTGCCCACGCCGGGTCCCGCGCAGACAAGTGCTAATTGTCCTCGTAGGAACCGTGTTCCTTTGGCGTCTAGTTTGTCCCACACCACAGGCAGTGGGTCACCGGCTGACCCTTTGATGAATAGTGACTGCCTGAGCGTGAACATCAGCCGTATGCCTGGGTCATCTGGTGGAACAGTTGCCACTGCGCCGCCGCAAGCAAACCCAATGCTTCCACGAAGGAGAACTGTTCAGGCATTGTCAATTTCATGCCTAGTTGCCCGTCCGGGTTGATGACCCTCTGGACTTTTATCTCCATCGTTGTCAGTGGTTCGCTCATGTTCGCCCTTTCTGTGCCGGGTGCTTTCGTTCCGGTCAGGGTTGACCCAAAACTCTTTCAGGTTCCCTTTGTGTTTGCTGTACCGCTTCCACTTGAAGCGGCCTTGGTGTTTACCCATTCGATGTCAAGCCTTCTACATAGCGAACTCGCAGTGGTAGGACACGTCACAGAACCGGCACTTGGCTGGTTCCGGTAACGGATCAAACCTCTCTGCCCGGATGTTTTCCTCAAGATCGTGGAAAGCCTCAGTGACCTTGGTGACCGGCCACTGATCCAGGGTGTAAGGCAGCGTTGGTTTGCCTGTACGCCCCATCCAGTAGTCACCAACCTCCGGTTTACTAATGCCGAACTGAATGGTCAGTGCGGCGGCGTACACCGCCAACTGAAAGTCATCCCCGGGCTTGTTGCCCGTCTTGTTGTCCCGCACAATGACCTCACCGTCGAGGTCAATGATCGCGTCAATGAAACCGCGAACCATCACACCGTCGAGGTCAACATCGAAACCAAGCTCAATGCCCGGTGTGCCGTCCGGTGCTATCCAAATGACCTCCTGCGGGTGGCTGTTGTACCAGTCGAGGTACTTTTGGGTTTGTTCCAAACCGATCTGGTAGCGGCGTTCGATGTCAAGTTCCCCGCCGTAACGCCCGGACTTGAACCACCATTCAAAATCCGGTGTGGTTTCGAGGTAGGTGTTGACGTGTTGGGCGTAGGAGTCCCTGAACACGTCCTGTGTCTGTTCCAGGGTCATGGTTCGACCTGAGCGTTCCCAAGCCTCTGCCGCCTCATGCACGGCACTGCCTTGCGGCAACCACGCTGCCGGCCTCTGCCAAACCTTGTCGATACGCGCCAGCTTGTAGGCGTAAGGACATCTCTCGTACAGCTTCAGTTGGGACACCGAACGGTGTTCACTCATACCTCTCCCAGCTTGTAGACGGTGATTTCTGCTTTCCCGAACATCCAGTCAGAGTCCTCGAAAACGTCCTCACACACCACGGTGTGCTGGTTGGTTTCGAGGACATCTCTGACCGGGATGAACAGCGGGTCTGTTTCTTTGACCAGCGCACTCTTGGCGACGATCAGATCGCGGCTGTCGATCAGCGCCGCGTACATCCAGTGCCGGTGTGACACCAACACTTTTACTTGACTCTCTTGGGTGGACAACTCGCTGTTCCCTTTCTTTGCGAGGGGAACGAGTACACCACCCGGCTCCGACAAGTCAGGGAAGTTCCGGTGGGAACCTCCACAACATGCGCCCTTGCTCTGTGAGGTCGGTGTACTCGTTGACCCTGATTATCAAGTCACCATCCCCTGGTTCCCGATCCCGGTAAGCGAAACCTCCTTTATTGGTGATCCCGGGTTGCGGTGGTATTCGTGGGTCGAACTCCAGCACCTTGTCGGTGCCTAGTTTCCTGTAGAGGGCTCTCAACCTCTCCCGCTTTGACTTGGTGAGGCACTTGGGTCCGACTGCCATGTATTCGGCGTGGTCCCTCATTGCCCGGTAGGGCGCTGATTGGGACTGTTCTGCGGGTACATGCCACGGCCAGTGCCTCAAGGCTTCTTCTCGCGGTGTCATCTCTCCACCGTAATAGTACTTATGCCAGGAGACTGCTTGACGTGTCCGATTGAACATCCGCGCTATCTCTGACTGTGTGTAGCCTTGCCTTTTCAGTTGATCTATTACCGCCACTGTTAGCTCTGGCGGTTTCTCCCCCGGTTTTTTTTCTCATGGGTTAAATCATTGCCGGCTCACTGCTCGATGTCAAGGGCGAGTGAACCCTCCGGGTGCGTTCTCTTACTGTATAGGTGGACTTTTTGCTGTCTGTGACTGAGGACACATCAAACCTCTCTGTGTTCTGAAAGGCTCTGGTTACAAGTGTCACCGTTGTTTAGCTCTACGACACACAGGTCCGGGATGTCCGCATACGGTTTGAACGTATGCATCTCAGCGACTAGCTCATCAATCGAACCCTCGCCGGTTTTGTCCTGGTTTGCGAAACGCTCTGCCAGTTCGAGGTTGTCACGATCAAGGATCAGACCGTTCTCGCGGAAATGCTCGTAAGCAATAAAGGCCGTGTACTCCTTCACGTCCTGCCGGATCGCCTTAGCGCCCTCGATGCCATAAGTCATCTCCCACGCTTGCGGGTCGATGTCCAGAGTGAACTCAACTTTTACCTTCATCCTCAAAGTCCTCTCTTCCAATCATCAGGTAATGACCCACCATCTGTGAGCCAGAAATCCAAACACTTAAACGTCACTGCGACATCACTGCCAGCCAGATCGGAGTCAACCGCCAACAGTTTCCGTAGCTCATCCAAAGCTCTGTTTGGGTCCATGTCTCAAAGCTCCTTATCCATGCCGGGGAACACAAACGATTGCCACTGCTCCAACGTCATTGAGTCAGCCAAACCAACAGCGTTGACTAGCTCCATGCGTACCTCCCAATCAGCTTTGGGCTCCACTATCAAACCTCCTGCTCTTCAGTAACCACGGTGTAGCAGTTGTAGAAATCCACTCCGCACTCCGGACACATACCCTCATCTGTCTCCTGAACGAAATCGAGTTCACCGGAGTAGGTGACATACGCCGGGAAGATAACTTCCCCGCCGCACTCGTCGCACTTAGCCCACTCTTTAGCCATAACTCATACCTCCTTGGTTGTTGTGTTGGTCCCTGCTTGATGACAGGAGAACCGGCACCGTAGTGCCGGAACTTCTACCCTCAAGCCTCCACTTGAAGAGACAGAGCCGTATTCACCAACTCCGCGATAGCAACATGCACGCAGATGCCACGTTTCTGCGCGTACTGGAACACCTCACCCATCCGGGTGTGATGCTCGAACGGATCATGCTCGATGACCTCATGGGCCAACTCCACGGCCTCTTGTTCTAATTCGATGTCAAGTTCCACCCACTCATCAGTGCCGGCATCTACTGCCCGGGCGCTAGCGGCGTGCAAACCCAGAATCCTCAACGCTGTATCCCTCATACCTCAAACCTCCTCATCGTTAATCATGTCCACGATTGTGTACATGTCCTCCTGAACCAACAGCATGCAACCACCACGCAACCAAACCTCCGTTACGCCATCCTCGCCGGTTTCGAACCAGGCGATATTGCTTGTGATGACCATGACCTTGCGGCCATTTTTTCGGGTGAGCCCGATAATCTCCACGCTGTTCCCCATACCTCTAAACCTCTTTCTTCCAGTTGTGACGGCTACCCTTGCCCGGGTACTTCTCCTCACGCATACGGTTACGCATACGCCTAGCAGAGGCAGCCTGAGCGATACGCCGTGCGTAGTGCTCATGGCCGGGACTGTTTTCGTTCATCCCTTCATCCTGTTCTGTTTCGTCACTGTGACGCTCAGTAGTCACTAGCGTCTAGAGCTTGCAAAACTCGATCACGCGCAGCCGCCGAAATCTTCCGCATGCAGTCCGCTTCGTCAGCAGTCCATCCCATGTCCTCTAGACGTGGTGCCGGCAACTCCTCCACGGGTGTGATAGTCACGGTGCGGTCATAACCAATACCGCCCGAAACCTCCTCGATCAGATGCTCCATGCACAGACCGGCCTGATAAGCGAACCCGCCGGGACGCTCAGACCGGAACGTGTGAGTCGCTTTGGACTGACACGTTTCCCACGGGTGTTCGCACCTACCCATTCAAATCTCCAATCATTTTCTGAGACTCAGTGATGACCTCCTCGATCAGGTCATCCCGATACGGAAACTCCGGATCAGTCAGCGGGTTGACGCACTCCTCCACGCCGGGGAAGTAACCGTACTCAGTACCCCACAGTGAAGAGGTAGCCAACTCGACGCCAGCCTTAAATGCTGTAACGATCACTCCGACGTGGCACCAATCGTTTGCCCGATACGCTTTCAGAACCTCCGGCGCGTACTCCTCAAGCTCTGAAGTCCCCATAGCAGTGTCATCTGTAACCATGACCGCTCTGATGTCGAAACCTTCAAAGGTCCCCCAATCCGCACTGTCAATCATGCTTCAAACCTCTCTTCTCGATTGCTTCAAACCTGTTAGGTAAACAGGAGAACCGGCACCGTAGTGCCGGAACCTCTACCGACCTAACTAGTCCTCCCCGACAAACCGTCCCAGTAGCTCAGGGACATCCTCAACGTCGATCTGGGCAACGCCCTGGAAGTGCTTACCCTTAAGGATCGAAACCTTCACGTCTCCCTCTGGGCTCAAATCAAACCTCAGCGTGTTGCCATTGCTGGCTGTGAACTCTTTCCGCTTAACGCTTTTCACTTTTCCACCTCCTCTACGTGTCCGTTCTCGGTGAGGTAACCGAGGTACTCGCCGACTGACATCGAGTACGCAATCGGATCGACCTTTTTCAGCACCCGGCTAGGCGAGTACGTCAGCGAACCGATACGCACCTCTTCGCACACTTCATCGAGCATCTGATCGTGTCGCTCTTCGAGTTCGTACTCCGACAACTCCTCGCCGGTTGCTGTTTCCACATACACAAACTTCACTTCTCTACCTCTTCCTGTGTTGGTTGATATTCGATGTCAAGCGGGTCAGATGTCAGCGTGAGGGATGTACTCATACGTCCGGTCACGGTAGACCACCAACGCCAACGGCTCCCCATTAGGAGCAGTCGAGTACCCGGGGATGATCCGCTCGATGCGCTTACGTGCCATTGCCTTTAACCTCTGTTCTCCTCTGTGCGGCTAGTTCCGCATCCCCGCCAACCGGACTAGCCGGTTGACGGGTAAACAGCACTAGACAGGCAGTAGAGCGTTGTACTGCTCATGTGTCAGCGTTCCCACGATGTACCACTCGATCAACTTGCTGGCACGCTCGAAAGACATTCCCGTGGGAATGTCCCTACCGTGTCCGATACGCCATTGCGTGTCGCCGGGCGTCAAGTGCCACAACTGAACACGGTTCATGGTGGGCAACTGGACAACTTGCCAGCGCCAACCATCATGCTGAAATTCGTAGCCCTTAGGCTCCATCGTTTCTCTCCTCTTCCCTTAGTAAGACTTTCCGGCTGCATCAAGCAACCGGCTATAGCGGTCCAACACGTTCCCGACATAAACCAGGTCCTCGACGCTGATGTCTTCGTTATGCAGTGCGTAAGCCAACTGCACAGTCTCGTAAGTGAAGTCACCGGTGAACTCGCCTTCGTTGAAGGTTTCGTAACGCTCTGCGACTGTCTCTAGTGCAGGAACCGTGGAGGCGGCTCCACGGGTGTATCCCCACTTTTCGAACAGGCCCGGGGTCAGATCACCTTCGATGTCAGCCATATCGAGGACATCAGCGACGGCGAAAAACAGCGCCATCGTTTCTCCCCACGCGCACTTTTCTGATCGAAACGGGTCGAACCCGTAATCGACTCCCGCGATACTCGCAACCCGATCAAATCGAGTCGGCTTAACCACTTTCCACATAACAACTCCTCTTCAGTCGGTAGCAACGGTTAGCTACACAGACCCACCAACCGGACTAGTCCGGTTAGCGGGGCAGAATCTCTAACCACAAACACGGTTCCCATGAGTGGCACAGTCCCATCCGGACTGATCCTCAAGTGGGGCTGACTCAGCGCAACCAGTCAGCGACACGATCAGCGCGACGATGACCGCTATGCGCTTCACAGTTCGAAAATCCCGACACCGTGACGGTCACCGTGAAGGTGATCCCCACAAAAGTCACAGGGGAGAGTCCCGAAAAACAGGCTGTCCTCTGAGTCATCGAGGATGTACTCGTACCGGCCATCCTCAGTCGGATTGACGTGCTCGACACGCTTCTCCCACGCCGGGAAATCCTCGATACCGCTGTTATCGCCGTTGGCGATCATCATCACGCAATCGACGCACACAGCGCCGGAGTCCACAAGCTTGAACACAGTCACACTCCTCTATTCGATGTCCAGTCCTACCGATAGGCAGGGGAACAGTCATCCCACAGATGACTGAACCTCTAACTATTGGTTTCATTCGCATTAGCGGGCAACCCTCGCCTCGCCTTAAACCGTGGAGACCGGCACCGTAGCCCTCGCGTGTTGCCCGGGTATCGGCAGAATCTAAGTTCCGCTATCCGACAGGGACGCACCCACTAGGTATGCCAGCCGCTTCCACGGCCATCCTCTGTGTAGTTATCAAACGTGGCCGGATTTCGTTCCGGAACCCAGACCGCCAACCTGAGCCCGATCCGCTGCACTAGCCGGACATGCACCAAAGTAAGCTCTATTCGATGTCTAAGCAACCTGGGAAACTACGCAACTATTCGATGTCCAGTATCTGTGCAGGTCAGAAACCTAAAAACTTCTAATGTGACAATGGTCACATACCCTGTTTACTGGGGAAATGCAGACCGCCGGAAAACACCCAGCCGGCAAAAGCCCAGTTCACAGGCTGGTTAGAGGCAATCGCCGGGACTCCCCGTACTAGACATCGAATGCCAACCTGCGGCTGCTGTGTCATCATCTAGCCATGACAAAAATTGGATTTCTCGCAGACGCATTTGAGGCAGCACAGACTGATTCAGCCGTGGTGCTGATCCGATCCGAAAAGGAAGACTGGGTAGCCGCCGCAGTGCCTACCGACTGCCTAGGCGACTTCGACGCAGAGGCGTACTACACACACGCCGCTTTCGGGGACTCCCTTGCTGAAGAGTTGCAACTCCGCTCCCCTGTCATCGTTGTCGCTGACCCATCCGGAACATTTGAGTCCGGTTGCTGTACCAACTCCCATTGGTACGCAGAAGACTTCGACACACTCGATATCCACGCAGACTGTGAACACGATCTAGTCGCAACCATCCGCATCCCCGACAACTACCTCAACAACCTGTAACCACAACCAACACAGAACCCCGCACCTACACGGTGTGGGGTTTTTTGTTGTCTCCACTCGATGTCCAGCAACAACACACATACAACCCTCTACACAGCACACACACGCACAAACACAACACAGCCTATGCAATGACATACACGCACACACATCGAGTCTCACAGACGCATACAGGCAGCACTACGAACAAACACGCAGTACAGCCCGTGACAACACCGGGACTAGTCGAGAAAAACTCGACACACAATAACCCTCTGACCTGCACACACACCCAGTCGAGGCCGGCGAAGCAACCCACATAACCGCAGGTCAGAACCCCTTTACATACCCCACCCCGGTATACCCCATACCCAGCCTCCCGACCGGTCGGTTATACGGCAGGCTGGTTTGGTACGGGTTGGGTGTTGAGCTTGTTCGATGTAATGTGATTTAGACCACTTTTTAACTGTTTTGGGTAAAAAGTCCACCTATATAGATAGTGAAGGAGGGAGCGTTAGCGACCGACTGAACCTTCTTCCAACTACCCGGCCTTGAAGCCGGGTTAATGGGTGTATTTAAGACCCGGCCCTTTGAGGCCGGGGTTTACAGGTGTTTGTAGGCAGCCGCCGTAAACGGCTGCCAGGTTAAATTGCCTCCTCTCTTCGTTCGTCGGTCGGCGGGCGTGGCCGCCCGCCTCTAAGTAAAGGGGTAATTCATCGAAATGAGTGTTATGGGTTGGGTCGGTGTTTTGGCTCTTGTTTCGTTGAGTTACTGGTTTGTGGTTTCGGTGATTCGGTCCTTCGGCCCGGAAGATGATTGATGTGGTCTTCGGTGTCGCCGGGTATGCCGGCGAACTGGTTTAGTGTTCGCCGCGCTGTTTTGCGCGGCTCCACCGTTTGTTCGATGTGTGGTCAGCCCGGCGCTGACGAGGTTGACCACATCGTGCCCCGCTCGAGGGGCGGGTCCGATGATTTAACTAATTTGCGCCCGGTTCACCGGGCTTGTCACGCCTCGAAGTCTTCGAGGGAGGGTGTGGAGCGCCGT